AATGTGTACTTTCAAAATAACCAATAATCCAAACTCAATAATAATTGATGATTATTTGAAGTTAGGTGGACCTGATACCAGTAATACTATAGATGTTAACGGTGTTTATATAACACACCACCTATCAAGTATTACTGGAAAAGATGTTGTACAACCTTACAAGCATAATAACAAATATTATATATTGATTGGAGAAATTTATAATCGTCATCCATTATTCAGTAGTATCTTTTTTTGCATTGACAAATATTTAGAATATGGTGACAAATTTACAGAATATTTGGATGGTGAATTCTTATTCATAGTTTATGATGAGAAAACTGACACCATAGATTTATTTACTGATCCGTGGAGTACAAAACAAGCATTTTATTATAAAATTGATGATTACTTCTATTTCAGTACTTTTCCAATGGCAGAACCCAAAGGTGGAAGATTTGGTCCGCCAGGGTTGACTCTACCCTTCGAGATAAAGTTCGCTGTGTACAACGATACTGAGTGGAATAAAACATTCTATAGAATTCCCCACAACAGTCATTATAATTATAATGTAAAAACTGGTATATTAGAACCAGTAAATACAGAACTTCATAAATGGGATTTAAATCAGTATAAAGATAATTTGGATGATCTTACAAATTCCTTCGAAGAAGCAGTTCTTAAACGTTATACAGAAAATTCAACTCTACTTCTTAGTAGTGGTTTAGACAGTACACCTATTGCATTGTGTTTGGCTGACCACAAAAAACATTTTAATAGTATAAGTTGCCTATCAGGAGCATGGGAAGGTGCTGAAGATGTAGACAAATTGAATCAAGTTATTCAATATACGGGCGAATATAATAAAAATATTAAGATAGAAAGCATTCCCGACTATGATATATCTTGGGATGAAATAAATCTAAAATCCAAATGGAAGGATAATAGAAAGAGATTAGAATGTGCAAATTTATCTCTTCGAACACAGTGGTTCATGAGAGAAAAATGTATTTCTGAATTCAATAGTAAAGTTATATTTACTGGAAATGGAGGAGATGAAGTTTTTGATAATTATCCATCGTTACCAGAAGGATATCCGTTGAAGTTCAATGGTAATACGAATAAAAACTCATCAGGTTTTTCTATTTGGCCAGAGGATTTATCAACAGTGTTTCCTTGGCAACATTTTTATGGGGGACAAGCAAGGCGTTTACTCGACCTTTTTGAAACTTTGTCATTGGCCTATGGATTGGAGAACAGAAATGTATTTTATGATAAAAAGTTGGTGCAAGAGTGGTTACATGTTATGCCATGGATTAAAAATCAAACACCCAAAGTTCTTCAAAAGAAATATCTACATGACAGGGGAATAAAAGTTTCCGTATAAATAAATAAATAAAAGTTCCAGAGGAGTTACTATGGTAGATCAACTATACAAAGCACATACGAATAGTGAAATTGAAAAGAGTGTTGTTCGAAGCCAACATACTCAAAGAAATTTCAATTTGGATAAAAAGTTACCGAAAGAAGATATTGATACATTACTTCATGCAGTAACTAATTGCCCAAGTAAACAAAATCTTGCGTTTTATAAGGTTCATTTTATACAGGACCGTGATATTATTGAAGAAATACATGAACATACTTATGGATTTAATGATGGTACTCAGATTGAGTCAAATCCACAGACCTTAGCTAATTTGTTGGTTATTTTTGAAGATTACAGTTATGAAGAGTTGGTCGATCAAATAACAAAGAAAACAAGAGGACAGAAAGCAAAAGAGTATCTGAAGAACGGGGAATGGTCTGAAGAAACTTATCAACACATTATTGGTGACAAACAAATTGCACTAGGTATTGCTGCTGGTTATCTTAATCTTACTGCATCACTTATGGGATATAGAACGGGGTGTTGTCAGTGTATGGACACAAAAGCAGTTAAAGAGATTGCATTGCTACGAGAATTACCATCATTGTTAATGGGTGTAGGATTTCCTCAAGACGGAGTAAACCGTAGACGACATCACATAAGAGATTTCACCTTCCCAGTTCAAAAGAAACAACCAATTAAGTATGTAGTATCAGAATAAATGATATGTTATGTCTAAAGAGATTGAAATAGAGAAAGCACTTGGGGTCATCGACAAGGTTGTTTCCCAAGAGGTTGTCGTAGAAAAAAAAGAAATTGTTATGCCTAGTAATGGAGAGGATATTGATAATGACTATGAATACCAAAGACGAAACTTCTACAATCTGGTCGAAAGAGGAACGGATGCAGTGGAAGGAATACTGGAACTCGCCAGAGAATCGGAACATCCACGAGCGTATGAAGTTGCCGGAAACCTCATCAAACAGGTTGCTGACGTTACTGAGAAACTTGGTGAACTTCAAGAGAAAATGAAAAAACTCAAAGAGGTTCCAGATCACGGACCTAAGAATGTTACCAATGCACTATTTGTTGGTAGCACCGCAGAACTTCAGAAAATGTTGAAGGGGAAAAGTGAGTAAGGTTCTTTATTATCACACAAATTCTTTTCCAGAAATAAGTCAAAGAGACGAATATAAATTAGCAACTAATTTTGCTCTACACTCTCCTCGTTTTAGGGTTGGTTTTGATAATCAACTCGATTTGGTTGAGAATCCTTTTATAGAGTTTCCAACAAATTTTACATCAACCTTCGAAGAACTGACTAATCGCAGGGCTATAGAACTGTGGGATATTGGGAAACCAGTGCGATTGTGGTGGTCTGGCGGTATAGATAGCACATGTGCATTGGTGAGTTTTCTAAAAACTATGAGGTTGGATACGAACCTTATCGTTTACCTATCAAAAGCTAGTGTGCAAGAAAATCCATGTTTTTACGATTTATTGGTAGATAAGAAAGTAAAATTGGAGTGGCACTCCGATGAAAACTATATTTACGATAATGACGAGTTATGGAATGGACAAACAATCAATGTGAATGGTGGCGGTGGAGATGAGTTGTTCCTTGCGATATCATCACATATGTCTATGGAAGAATTCTTCAAAATCAAAGATGAGAGTTGGATTCATATTATGAAAGACCCTGATATGTTAAAGACGGCAGAAAAATATATTGATATGTCTCCGTACAAACCAGAAACATGTTGGGAGTTGCTTTGGTGGTTTGGTAGGAGTATAGATGACTTATTATCTAGATATCTCTCACCAAGATTTCTGAAAGACCCATCCGTGTATCATTTAGAATATTCATTTTTCTATACAGATTATTTTGAGAAGTGGGCTTTGTCTAACCCATATGCTGGACACAACGGTGACTATAGAACATACAAGTGGCCGATGAAAAAATACATATATGATTATGATAAGAATGAGGAGTACCTGTATACAAAACAAAAGGAAAGTTCTTTCCTCCCAGTAAATAAACAAGAACGATATCTGGGTGCATCAATCAATCATTATGTTCTCAATAGTATCGTATATGAGGACGGCACATTTGTTAGGTATAAATATAAACATGAAAAAGAATGATATAAAAGAAGGTCCAGTTCAGAGTCATAATCCCGATGAAAGAGTCTGGGAATATGATGGTGATGGTACAAAAATCTACAAGGCAAATCAAGGGTACATTAAAAAAACATTGTATACAAAAGATCATTACTACGGAACTCATTTTTGGAAGAGTAGGGGATGACTGAACAAGTCTATCTAGGAAACCCAAATCTCAAGCGGGCTAACGTTGCACAGTCTTGGACGAAAGAAGAACTCCAAGAATATCAGAACTGCATGGAAGACCCCCTGTACTTCATTCAGAACTACGTCAGGATTGTTTCTCTTGACGAGGGACTTGTGCCGTTTAAGATGTATGATTTCCAAAAGGAGATGGTAGGAACGTTCCACAAAAATCGTTTTACTATCTGCAAACTTCCTAGACAGTCTGGTAAGTCCACAACAATCATTTCATACCTTTTGCACTACGTTCTATTCAATGACAGTGTGAATGTTGCAATCCTTGCGAACAAGGCGGCAACTGCTCGTGACCTTCTCGGTCGTTTGCAGTTGGCATACGAACATTTACCCAAGTGGTTGCAACAAGGTGTCATGGCATGGAACAAGGGTTCCTTGGAGTTAGAGAATGGTTCTAAAATTCTTGCAAGTTCCACTTCAGCTAGTGCTGTTCGTGGTGGTTCATATAACATTATTTTTCTTGATGAGTTTGCATACGTTCCTGCTAACGTAGCAGAACAGTTCTTCAGTTCTGTGTATCCTACGATTTCATCTGGTAAATCAACAAAAGTGATGATCGTCTCCACACCACACGGTATGAATATGTTCTACAAGTTGTGGGTGGATGCAGAAGAGGGACGTAACACATACGTTCCTATTGAGGTTCACTGGTCAGAAGTGCCTGGTAGAGACGAGGCATGGAAGGCAGAGACAATCAAGAATACGTCAGAGGCGCAGTTCAACACAGAGTTTGAGTGTGAGTTTCTTGGTTCTATTGACACACTTATCTCACCATCCAAACTTCGTGTGATGACTTACAGAGAACCCAAACAGTCTAACGCAGGGTTGGATGTTCACATACCCCCACAACAAGGACACACCTACGTCCTCACCGCAGACGTTTCTAGAGGTACTGCAAACGACTATTCTGCATTCTGTGTGTTTGATGTAACACAGATGCCGTACAAGTTGGTTGCAAAGTTTAGAGACAACGAACTGAAACCTCTTATCTTTCCCTCAAAGATATACGATGTTGCAAGAGCATACAATCAAGCATTCGTATTGATTGAGGTGAACGATATCGGTGAACAAGTCGCAAACGCAATGCAGTTTGACCTAGAGTATGATAACCTAGTTATGGCATCTATGCGTGGGAGAGCAGGGCAGGTTCTTGGTGGTGGGTTCTCTGGTGGTCGCGCACAGTTAGGTGTAAGAACAACGAAGGCAGTTAAGAAGATTGGGTGTTCAAATCTGAAACAATTGGTTGAGGACAACAAACTTATTGTGGAGGATTATGATGCCATCAATGAGTTGTCTACCTTTATTGTGAAAGGACAGTCTTACGAAGCAGATGATGGGTGTAACGATGACTTAGTTGCGTGTCTATTCATTTTTGCATGGATGACAGATCAACAGTATTTCAAGGAACTTACGGACAGTGACATTCGCAAAACTATGATGCGAGAGCAACAGGACTCACTAGAACAGGATATGGCTCCG